ATTCGATGCCGACAAGTCGGGGCCGATGGCACGCATGGAGGCCGCGATGGCCGAGCGCACGTTTCTTAGGTGGCGTGGAATCTTGGAAGGTCAGTTTTTAAACCGCATCAAAAATGTTATCCTTCTCGACGCCGCATCTCGCGGACTCATTCCAGATTCCGAATACTTGCTTGATGGCCGCTGGTGCTGGCCTGCCAAAGTAAGCATTGATTACGGACGCGAGGCCAATGCCGACATCGCTTTGTGGAAAGCTGGATTGAAGACTGCCGGTCAAATCTACAGCGACATGGGAGAAGACTACGAGGAAGCACTACGCGCAAGAGCGAAGGAAGCGAACATGATCAAGGAACTTGGACAAGAGTTCGACATCCAACCCAACCGCATTTCTGATTCCGTTCCGACTACGACTATCGATGCCATTTTTGACGAGAGCAAGAACGAAGCACCGCCGCTTATCGAGAGCATCGGCATCGGTGGCACGGATGCGCTTTCCGGCATCCTCTCCTCGCTCGGTCGCGGCGAACTATCAGCGGAACAAGTCGCCGTCATCCTTCGCGTTGTATTCGGAATGGACGAAGCGAACGCAAACAAAATCATCAACGCCGAACCAGCAAAGCCGCAGGCAGAACCAACTCCGTCAGCATTTGAGGCCGATCAGAACAAGCCAAACAAGGGAATGATTGAGGAGGCCGCTCGCGGATTGGAGTGGCGTAGAGAATACAAGCGTGGAGGAACCGAAGTCGGAGTTGCCCGCGCTCGCGACATCAGCAACGGCAAGAACTTGTCGGACGATACCGTTAAAAGAATGCACTCGTTTTTTTCACGTCACGAAGTCGATAAAAAGGGACAGGGTTTTCAACAGGGTGAAGACGGATTCCCATCCGCAGGCCGCATTGCATGGGCTTTGTGGGGCGGAGATGCAGGGCAAGTGTGGGCCGCTGACAAGGTTAAAGGAATGCAGGCATCGCAGCCCGAACAGATGAAAGTATCGCTCGCCGTTCGCGATACATTCGGACGCATTACAGGCTTTGAAACAAAACATGAGCTTGTCATGCCGACTCCAGAAAAAGACGAAGAGCAAGACGATTTTATTGGCCGCTGCATGGTGAGCGGAACAATGACGAGCGAATATCCAGACGAGAGCCAGCGCGTAGCCGTTTGCTCTGCACAATGGGAGAAAAAATAAATGATCACACACGGCATCGCACTCGAAGCAAAAAAGGCACTCATCACCGGCGTTCACCAACCTGGGGACGAATACCGGATCGCGCTTTACAGCGCATCGGCAAAGATCGGGCCGACGACAAAAGCCTACACAACCGAAGGCGAGATCAAGGGCATGGGCTACACCGCTGGAGGCGTAGCACTCAAGGGACACCGCACAGGCATCATCGGCAAAAATGCTTTTATAACATTCGATGACGTTGTCCTAAAATCTGCAACATTCGCCGCAGGTGGAGCGATGATCTACAACGCCAGCAAAGGCAACGCCGCTTTGTGCATCCTCAACCTCGGAGCCGAGCGGCACGTCTACGACGGCGCATTTGAACTCAAATTTCCCAAGCCAACCGAAACCAGCGCACTAATTCTTTTAGCTTAAATATGAAACCTACAAATCCCATCATCATCGACGGAGAAACCTACGACATCTACACGATCAATCTCGCGATCACGTCCGTTGTCAATCCAGACGCAAGCGAAGAAGCGAATGTGGCTATGCGCCTTGTGCCAACTCGGGTCGCGAATGGCGAAGTCATTCTTGCAAACGACTACGCACGCACGATGGCACTCGGTAGCGTCGATGGCGTGGACGCTCCGACAGCAACCGCCGTTGCTCAAATTTCTGCAAGTATCCAAGAATTTATTTACGCGAAGGGGCTGTAAAAAATGGCACTCATTCTTTCAGCGGCAACGGGAAATTTCAACGCTGGCGCAACTTGGGTCGGTGGAATCGTTCCAACGGTTGGCGACGAGGCTCGCGCCTCCACGGGTCACACGATCACCATCACCGCGAACGCGACCTGCACCGAGATTTCAAACGCAGGGACAGGCACATACGTTCTCAACAGCGGCGTCACTTTGACGGCAAACGTCACGAACAAATCAACGACCGCCAACGTCAACTGCTTGTCCTTTTCAGCAGTTACTCCTGCAACGGCAACGATTGTCGGGAACGTGACAGGAGGCGTTGCGTCCAACGGTTCGCCCGTTGCAGGGACTGGGGCGATTCTTAATTCTTCGACCGGAACATTGATTGTGCAGGGGAATGTCGTAGGCGGAAGCAACGTCATTTGCATCGGGGCTTTTAACTCCTCGACAGGGACAATTTCCGTCACAGGAAATGTGACGGGAGGAACGGGAAATACTTGTTACGGAATTTACAATCTATCGACTGGTGCAATTTCCATTAGCGGGAATGTCGCCGGAGGAAGCGGGGCAACGGCAATGGGAGCAATCAATGCCGCTGCGGGAACTTTGACTATAACCGGCAACGTGACGGGCGGCACGATTTCGACTGCAATAGGAGTAAATAACGCGTCAACAGGAACGGTCACAATAACAAGCACCACTATATCTGGAACGGTTGCTATCGCCGTAACGAATGCAGTCGGCGGAACGGTGAATGTCACAGGCAACGTGACTGGTGGAACCGCCACTAATGTCTCCGGGGTCAACAATGTAGGGGTCGGAACCGTCAACGTGACAGGCAATGTCACGGGCGGAACGGTGGTCGCCACCAGCCACGGCATCAACAATACCTCTACAGGGATCGTTACCGTTACTGGTATCTGCACCGGAGGTGCGGCAGGAGCGGCTGGAGCAAATAATGCTGCGGCCGGAACAATCACAACAACCCGCGCAAAGGGCAACGGATTCGGTATCGGTTCTGTAGCTACTGCGGCAGGCGTTGGAATTGCATCTGTGCAATCGTCAATTACAAAAATCGAAGAACTGGAATTTGGTGCATTGGGAATGTGTCCTGTATCTGGGCCGTGCTACATAACACCGCTCACAACGAACGTAGCAATTTTCACAAAATACCCTGGCGGAACAGGGACTAAAACTTTGGTTGATGCAACGGCATCCGCAGGAATGCCAGCAATAACCGACGTTCGTTTCGGCACAAGCTACGCAAGCGGAGCTTTGACGGGCGTTGCCTACATTCCATCGGCAGGCTCGGTTGCTTTCGGCGTGCCGGTCGATAATACAACCGGCACGGCAACGCTGACCGCCGCAAACGTGCGAGCTGCGCTAGGCTTGGCAACAGCCAACCTCGATACGCAACTTGCCGCGATACCGACGGCGGCAGGAAATGCCAGCGCGGTCAGAACGGAACTCACGCCAGAACTCACGGAGATAACCGAGGTTCACGCGATCCACGGACTCGATATCGCCAACGCGCTCACCGTCACGCCTACGAGCAGGACATCAGGCGCGATCACGCAAGCGATCACCGGAGACGGAACCACAAACACCGTAGTAACGAGAGTCTAAGCGGATGCTCGCCTCCCTGCTCATCGCAACGCAGGGCTTATTGCCAAGCCCAACGCCGCTATCCATCGGCGTTCAAGGCTTGCTATACGTTTCAGTTGTTCCGCCTGTCCCTATTGCTCCCACCGATCTGCCAGGGGGCGGAGGACGAGGACGCGAAGAGCGCAAGGTCACGATCAAGGTTCGCGGAAACCGTCTTGTTTTCTCGGTCGCGAATGTCGAAGCGTGCGCCGGTTCGCGCATTCAAGTTGTAGGTTCGTCTTGCTTCACCAATGCTGGCGAGGCAGGGCTTTCGATCAGCGCAAAAACAACGGTGCTTGGCAGTCGCAACCATGCGGGAGTGAGTCGCGCAGGGCTTTCGATTTCCAGCACGTTCAACGTCATCGGATGCGAGGAAGAAAACGAACTTGAAGTTTATTTGATGGCACAAGCGGCAATGGCATTGATGGACGACTAATTGACATCCGCGCCTTCGCATGGATGTCATCGAAGGCGTATCAATCATTTCAATCGGCGAAGCGAAGGGTCACGGGCTTTATGTGGACGAGACAACTTTGATGGAAGTTAAAGAGTGCGCCGAGTCATACAAAGGCGGAGTCAAGGTCAACCTCGACCACGGCGCAGGGATCAAGGACATCGTCGGATTCGTAAACAATTTTCGCATCGTCGGCAAGCAACTCTTAGGCGATCTCAACCTTCTCGAAACATCGCCAATGCGTGATTACGTCTTGGAGATTTCAAGCAAACTCCCAGACACGTTTGGTATCAGCATCGCTTTCAGCGGCCCGATTCGCGAAGTGGAAGGACTCGCCTTCGCAAGTTGCACCGAGCTTTACAGCGCCGATCTCGTGCAAACACCAGCCGCAAATGCGACGGGTCTTTTTAGTTTTACAGCAAAGCAAGTTGACAGTTTTTCCAAACAAATGCCCGAAGATACCGCAACACCAGAAATGCCTGAAAAAGAATCAGGGGAATCCGAAGTAACTATTGTTGATCTTTCCAAGCGCATGAGCGCACTTGAGGAAGCTTTTGGAATGATCAAAACAAAAATGGAAGCAATGATTCCAGCCGAAGAGCCAGCAGCAGAGCCAATGAAGGAAGAAATGGCCGCTGAACTCAGCGTCATTTCCAAGCTCGAAGCAAAACTTGACTCGATCATCTCGAACTTCGGAGCCGCTCCAGTAA